CTTTCTGACTTAGCCCTAGCGACTGCACAGCATCTAATGGATTCACTAGTGTGAGATCATATTGGTTATCGTTGACTGTGCCTGTGTTGGATTTGAACAGCAACACTCTGTAATTACCATAAGTTTTGGTAACTAGGGTCATACTGGATTGTGAAGTATTGTATATTAGATCTGAAAGATCTATCACATCACCTTGATCTGTAAACACGTTGGCCACAATGCTTTGAACTATGCCTAGCTTTTTGACCTTGGCCGGTGGTGATATGAACACAGGCATTTCAAAATCAAGACTGCATATGTCTATGTCTGATTCTGCGCCCTGCGGTATTGTCCTACTGGAAAAATTAGTGCCGGTTAGATACATGGCGCTGAGACTGGTCCAGTCGATGTAGTTGTCTGTGGTTTGCAGTTCCAAACTGGGATTAAACAGCACCAGTATCTGTTCTAACAACTGTAATTTTTGATCAGTGTTTGTTGTCCATATATCAGCTTTCATGGTCAGCTTGAATGGAGTAGGCATGAGTCTTTCAACAGTATAGCTGCCGCCTTGTGCGCCCGAATATTCTCTTGTGCCGTTGGCGTCTGTGAATCTGCGTTCTCTCACGTGTATCTTAGACACAAATGTAGGATCACTGAGTCTGTTGGTATCCATCTCAATGCCTGTGATATAACACGCTATTCTCGGCACAGTAGGCATTTTGTTTTCAGAATTGTCTTTGATGATGCTGGCTACCTGTCTGGTCAAATCGCCATACATCACCGGTATCTGTTTTTGCTCACCGTCTCCTGCTTGATACTTGAATCCAATGAACACACGCATGAACTGTGTGACATATCGTCGTATCTGTCCGTCGTAGTAAAAATCCATTATAGGTCTGCCTCAGGTCTTAGAGCCTTGCTGAGACTCTGTTTTTCTTTGACTGTGTGTCCGTCTATGGTGTTCACAGTGGGGTTATTAATGAATGTAGATTTTTGTGTCTGACGCATATCCTTGCCTGCAAACGGTTTATCAGCTGCTACATCGCTGGCTCCGAGATTGCTCATAGTCGTTCTCACATTGTCTTCAAACTTGCGCCATCTTACTCCGTCAAATCTAAACAGTCTGTTAGGAAGATAATCTGTTCGCAGTGCAAATTGTCCATTAACAGGATTGTTGGGGAATGAAATACCAGCGGTAAATGGAGCACCGTTGGGAGGTAAACCGTCTTTGGTTAGATAACCTTCATAGCCATCCCCGTCAGCAGGTAAAATTACACTGCTGGCAGTCTGACCAACATATATTGCATTACCAGCCGAGTCAAATTGGGGAACTCCATTTTCATCAGTGGCCTGTGTTTGTGCATCCACTGTCACCAACGATGCATCCACGCTGGCTAATTCTGCGGTACCGTCGTCGGTTCGCTGTAGTGTATAATACTTGCTGGTGTCGTAGCCGCTGCGTGGTGCATCTGCTTCTGCTTGATCTAATACCGCAGCAGTGATCTGCATTTCTTTTTCGTAGGTACTGATTACATCTCGTAGGGTGTCTGCTAGTGCATAGTAAGGATTGTTTACCGGTCCGGGCGGTTCTATTCCGGTGACTTCTCGGATGACTTGATATTTTTTGCCATTGTCAGCTAATACAACATCGCCGGGATAATAAGTTATGGTTGAGTTATAAGTGCCTTTGTAGAATTCTCTGTCTGCAATATCATCTAGTATCTGTTTGAATTCTTGGCTATCCACTAACGGCTTGCACTTGGCACGATATAGATGTGGATACCATGTGGCTGAAAATCCTTCCGCTGCTCTACTAACTTCTTCTATGACAAAGAAACGTTTTAGTGCAAAAGTTAAATCATTCAAAGCATATTCGTCTTTGAGATGCGGCAGTTCTATCACATCTCCTGCTATGATTTTACGACCTAGTTTTTCTACAGTATCTGTGATGTGGAATGTGATAAAAATAGTGTCATTCTGCAGGAACAGTCCAAACTGACTAAGGTTAAAATCGATATCAGATATATTGTATACACCGCGCATGACGTAAACATCGGGATCATATTTGCGATCTCTGTTTTCTAAAAATAACAGATCTTGTATGTTTGCTACGTTATCAGTGGCGTAGGTAGGAGTGCTGGGAGTATCGCCCTGTATGGATGCACCGGGCCCGATGTATCTGTGTACCAGCACATCTGTTCCGCCGACTTGGAACATTTCCCAGGCGGATCTATCTATAAAGCGGAAATCGTTGCCCTTTTCGGGTCGGTATAAACTGAGTCTTGGCATAGTCATATATTTACCGCTACGATAAATACTCGTATGAGCACATCAGACCAAGCCAAAAATTCTGTTTACAACTACTGCAAAGCCATGCTAGGCGATGGTATGGTAGACGTAGAACTAGACCCTATCCACTACGATACAGCACTTAATCGTGCTCTAGCAGTTTTCCGTCAGCGAAGCGATAACGCTGTAGAAGAAAGTTATGCGTTTTTAACCCTTACTGAGAGCACTAACGAATATATACTACCTAAAGAAATACAGCAGGTACGTCAAATATTCCGTAGATCAGTGGGATCAAGAACTGGCAACGGCACAGGTGGAACTGTGTTTGAGCCGTTCAACTTGGCCTATGCCAATACCTACTTATTAAGCAGCACTAACATGGGTGGCTTGTTAACCTATGAACTGTTTAGTCAGTACCAGGAGCTGGTAGGTAAGATGTTTGGTTCATTTATTAACTTTACATGGCATCCACAGAGTCACAAGCTGATCATACATCAACGTCCTCGCGGAGATGAATCTGTGATGCTACAGGTATACAACAGCCGACCCGACTTTGTAATCATCGATGATGTGTATTCCGGACAGTGGATCAAGGATTATTCATTGGCCAACTGCAAAATGATGCTTGGACAGGCTCGATCAAAGTTTGGACAGATTGCTGGACCACAGGGTGGCACACAGCTCAATGGCACAGCACTGATCACCGAAGCACAGGCCGAGATGGAAAAACTCACCGACGACTTGATGAAATTGGTTCCCGGCGGCAGCGGCTATACCTGGATAACTGGTTGACCTTATAACTAATCTATATTATAATTGTTCTAAAGGGGACAATTTATGATTATAGGTGTATGCGGTTTTATAGGCTCGGGCAAAGATACGGTAGCCGATTATCTAGTTAATTTTCACGAATTTCGCAGAGAAAGTTTTGCGTCGACACTCAAAGATGCTGTGGCCAGTGTGTTTGGATGGGATCGAACCATGCTGGAAGGTCGCACAGCACAGGCTCGCGAGTGGCGGGAACAAGTAGATCCTTGGTGGGCAGAACGCTTAGACATGCCTACATTAACTCCTAGATGGGTTCTACAATACTGGGGCACGGAAGTATGCCGTAAAGCATTCCATGATGATATTTGGATTGCCAGCCTAGAAAATAAACTGCGTCTCAGCAAAGATCACATTGTAATTTCGGACTGTCGTTTCCCCAATGAAATTAAATCAATCAAAGATGCAGGTGGCCAAATTGTTTGGGTGCAGCGTGGTGAGTTGCCCGACTGGTATGAGGATGCTATCAGCGCCAATCAAGGCAACAATGTAGGTCTAAACGCTATGAAGATGCGTAAAATACATGCATCAGAATGGGCATGGTTGGGCAACGATTTTGACAAGATAATCGACAACAATGGCACTATCGATGACCTGTATCAACAGAGTGCAAACCTAGTAGTCAGCAATAAGATCGCCTTGCCTCCAAGTTATACCCTCTTTGCCTAAGATAGCAGCACAGTTCAAGCACACAGTTTTGAGATTTGAGGGTCTGCAGTTGTTGAGATTTTCATCTACATGGAACACTCGAAATACCTCGGGGTGTTGAGATCGACACCCACATTTTTCACAAACGGACTTGGGTTTGTATCCGGCACGTTGCCAACGAGGAACATGCTCACCTGCACCGTGTGCTAGACAGATTTCACACAGTGTTCTGTAATAGGCACGAGTGTCTTTGTAGTAATTAATGGCTCTAGGTCGCTGTGCGCAGGCCTTGCATAGTGGTCGCATTTGATATTTACCCTTTTAGACCCCTTTTGTTCGGCGCCTAACTTGCTGTTTTTGGAATAGAATGCTAAATATTATGAGCAACTATTACCAGGAGAATAGGCGATATGGCACTAACATCACCAGGCGTACAAGTTACGGTAATCGACGAGAGTTTTTATACACCA